ATATAATTTAGTGCCAGTCGATCCATCTCAAGTAAATGAAAATTGGTTAAAAAATCGCGAAATTATAAAAAGACGACATATATTGTTTAGTGTATGGGATTCACATACTTCTAACGCTCTTGCTAGAGTTGACACTACAAAATGGCCAGCATTTAGCGCAGTAGCTGAAACAGAAATAAAACAATGCGACAGCGATAAAGGTATTTTTACTCCTATGATAGCAGAGTATGCTCGTATCAGTGAACGGCCAGTTGCTGAAGTATTTGATGAATTAAAATTAAAGATTGAAACTGAAAACTTAGCTAAATTTAGAATTACGGCATTAGCTGAAAAATTTAAAGATAAAATTAATCAAGCAATAACTCAAGAAGATATGGATCAAGTTAAAGCACAAATGTATATAGAATTTTGGGGTAATGCTATATTATGAAATCTCTATACTATTTTAATCCTATATCTATAGAACCTAATCAATCACAAACAGACATAGCTGATTGGAAACTATTATACAAAGCAATTAATTTTACTGTTGGATTAGTTGATAGAACTAATCAATTTAAACAACCTATTTCCACTAAGGTCTATCCAGGTAGTGAGTTACCACCATTAACATCAAATTTTTTATCTTACAGAGATTGTTGTAACAAACGAGCTGCTGAACTTTGGGATCTTAGCATTCGACTACAAAAACCTTTAGGTATAATGTGGAGCGGCGGCATAGATAGTACGAGAATGTTAATTAGCTTTTTAGAAAACTTTCCACTAGCAGAAGTTAAAGAAAGAATTAGAGTATTAACTAGTTACGATGGTGTAGTAGAAAATCAAGAATTCTTTAGAACCTATATTGCTGGGAAACTGACTATAATTAACAGCGAAACAACTCCCTGGTTATTTGACAAAAGTATCATATTAGTAACCGGTGAACATAACGACCAATTGTTTGGTAGCGATATGTTAAAAAACTTTATGTTAGAAAAAGCAGATTCGTACAATAGTAATTTGTCTAAAGATATCATATTTTCGTATTTGAATCAACGCATACAAAATCCCAAAGTTACTATGCTATTAGTCGACGGAGTATGCCAATCTGCTGCTACTTACGGAATAACTATAGAAAAAAATTCTGATTGGTTTTGGTGGTGGAACTTTTGTTTTAAATGGCAAGCAGTAAAATTTAGACTGTTGGCATTATGTGAGCCAAACTTAATTCATAATTTAACAGCAGATTTCACCAATACATACTTACAACATTTTTATGATTCAGCCGACTTTCAGCTTTGGAGTATTAATTCCGTTGAAGCAAGAACTATTACAAGATGGATTGACTATAAAAAACAAGCTAAAATAGAAATATTTGATTTTGATAAAAATCAAAATTATTTCGATACCAAGCTAAAAAAGCCTAGTTTGCGTACTGTGTTCCTACAGCGTATGTTATTTGAAGGTATAGATTCTGATTTTAATATTGTTCAAAAAGTTAATATCGATGACTACTATCTACCTAACAACGATTTTAAATAAATATTAATATGAATGAAAATCAATATCCATTGGTTCCAGAACAACACGGTGATGAGGATTATAAACTTAATCCTTACGCACCTGTTATCTATAGATAAATAAAAGTGTAGTTCGCGATATGGGGATATCCAACTACTCTAATGCTATTAATAAAGAAGGCGGGTTAAATGCTATGAATCGTTGGCATTTTGAAAACTGTACTTCGGTAAATACTTATATGTAAAGAACACCCTTAGGACCGTTGTAAAACGGCCGGTGTAGGCGGACCCTGCCTTGGTAAAGCGATTCGCTACCGTGTAGCCAAAAGTGTCAAATACCATTTGACTTCATCCAAAATATCCTGTATACTTGTAACATTATTAACAGGAGAACTAAATGTCAGACCGCGTATTCACAGCAGAACAAACCAAAAAGCTAGAGCAAATTATCAATGAAGGTATGGCTGTTACTATGGAAATCGAAACACTACAAGGTGGATTGAATGACACAGTTAAAGCTATTGCTGAAGAATTAGAAATTAAACCAGCTATCCTTAAAAAAGCTATCAAGATTGCTCACAAAGCTGAATTTGGCCGTACACAAGATGACCATAGCTTGCTAGAACAAATTTTAACTCAAGTGGGCAAAACACTATAAATATTATAGTTAGCAGTAAGAGTCGTTCGCTTAACGAACATGAAACAAGGCTTACCGGCCATAAACGGAGATTAATTTGAGTTATAGAAAAATTTGGGAGGCCCACTACGGGCCAATACCAAAAGATCAGTTATACGATATACATCACATAGATGGTGATAAATCAAATAACGATATTAATAATCTAAAACTTGTAACTCCTCGAGAGCATTACAATATACACTATGCTCAAAAAGATTGGGGGGCTTGTTATTCTATTGCCCAACAGAGATTAAATCTTACACCCGCAGAATTATCAACTTTAGCAAGTAATCAAGCAAAAGCAAGAGTAGCTAACGGCACCCATCACTTTTTAATTGGTGGTCCGAGAGAAGACTTGATGGGTGACAAAAATCCAATGCGTCGGCCGGAAGTAGCATTAAAACAAGGAAATGCTATGCGTGGTATTCCTAAATCAGAAAGTCAAGTATTATCAATGAAAATATCAGCACAAAAACGAGCTCAAAGAAAAATAACTTGTGAGCATTGTAGTAAAAGTATGAATGATGTAAACTACAATAGATGGCACGGCAAAAACTGTAAGGAGAAAAATAATGTCCTATGTTGATGCCTTGTATGATAGAGAACACGATCGAATTCATGTTGTAGAACGGATCAACGGGGAAAGAATTTATAAAGAATATCCCGCTGACTATATCTTTTATTACAATGATCCTAGAGGTAAATTTACTTCTATCTATGGCACGCCAGTAGCCCGCTTTTCTAGTCGCAACAGCAAAGAGTTCCGTAAGGAAGTAGCCATTCAAAAAGGCAAACAACTTTATGAATCTGATATCAATCCTATCTTCCGTTGTTTAGAAGAAAATTACAAAAATAAAGATGCTCCAGAACTCCATGCGGCATTCTTCGACATTGAAGTAGACTTTCACAAGGAGAAAGGATTCTCTCCTACCACTGATCCATTCAACGGCATTACAGCTATTTCTGTTTACTTACAATGGATGGAGCAACTAGTTACATTGGTTGTGCCACCCAAGCATATGAGTATCGAAACAGCTAATGATATTGCTAAAGACTTTGAAAACTGTATTGTGTTTGAAAAAGAAGAGGATATGTTAAAAACATTCCTGGACTTAATCGATGACGCAGATGTTATTTCAGGTTGGAACTCAGAAGGCTATGATATACCATACACAGTAAATCGTATCAAGCGAGTATTGTCTAAAGATGATACACGCAGATTCTGCTTGTGGGGTCAATTCCCTAAAGAGCGTGAATTTGAGCGATATGGTGCTACTAGCACAACTTATGATATCGTAGGTCGTGTACACATGGACTATATGCAATTATATCGTAAGTACACCTATGAAGAACGACACAGTTATTCATTGGATGCTATTTCTGAATATGAACTAGGCGAAAGTAAAACACAATACGAAGGCACATTGGATCAATTATACAATCAAGACTTTAAACAGTTTATTGTGTATAACAGGCAAGATACATTGTTGTTAGACAAGTTAGATAAGAAGTTACGCTTCTTGGACTTAGCTAACGAACTCGCACACGCCAATACTGTATTGTTAGCAACTACAATGGGTGCCGTAGCTGTTACTGAACAAGCTATTATTAACGAAGCACATGAGCGCGGACTTGTTGTACCTAATCGTAAACAACGATTAACAGACGAAGAAGACACGGCAGCCGCAGGTGCTTATGTTGCGTACCCTAAAAAAGGTATTCACGAGTGGATTGGCGCTGTGGATATTAACTCACTTTATCCATCTGCTATTCGTGCGTTGAACATGGGAATGGAAACTGTAGTAGGACAACTTCGTCCTATTATGACTGACCGTTATATTAATGAAATTGTTAGCAAAGGCAAATCATTTGCGGCAGCGTGGGAAGGTATGTTTGCCACATTAGAATATACAGCGGTCATGGATCAACAGCGTGGTACTGAAATTACTATTGATTGGCAAGATGGCGAAACATCTGTACATAGTGCGGCAGAGATATGGGACATGGTGTTTAATTCTAACCAACCTTGGATGTTAACCGCTAATGGCACTATTGTTACATATGAGCGTAAAGGTGTTGTACCAGGATTGTTAGAGCGTTGGTATGCTGAACGTAAAGAACTTCAAGCTAAGAAAAAAGAAGCTACTGATCCTAAGATGATTGCGTTCTGGGATAAGCGACAGTTAGTTAAGAAGATTAACTTAAATTCGTTATACGGTGCTATTTTAAATCCACATTGTCGTTTCTTTGACAAGCGTATTGGACAGTCAACTACACTATCGGGTCGTAGTATTGCTCGACACATGGCTAGTTATATTAACGAATGTATCTTTGGGGTTAAAGACCATTTAGGACAAGCGATTATCTATGGTGATACCGACTCTTGTTATTTTACTGCCTGGCCTGCTATCAAAGATGATGTAGCGGCTGGAAAGATGCCGTGGAGTAAAGAAATTTGTATTCAACTCTATGATAGCATTGCAGATCAAGTTAACGAATCATTTCCAGCATTTATGGAACAGGCATTTCATTGTCCTCGTGAAGCTGGGGAACTTATTAAGGCAGGCCGTGAACTAGTTGCGTCAAATAGTTTGTTTATTACTAAGAAGCGTTATGCTGTATTAATTTATGACTTAGAAGGCAAACGACTTGATGTAGAAGGCAAGCCAGGCAAGATTAAAGCTATGGGCTTAGACTTAAAGCGTTCGGATACTCCTAAAATAATTCAAGAGTTTTTAAGTGAGATTTTGGAAAAGGTATTAACTGGTACAGGTCGTGAAGAAATTGTTGAGCGCATTAGAGAATTTAAGTATGCGTTTGCTGAGCGTCCAGCTTGGGAAAAGGGTACACCTAAACGTGTAAACAACTTGACCAAATATGGTGCGGCTGAAGAAAAAGCAGGCAAAGCTAATATGCCAGGACACGTTCGTGCGGCACTAAACTGGAACAATCTACGTCGTATGAATAGCGACAATTATTCTATTGCGGTAGTCGACGGCATGAAAACTATTGTATGTAAGTTAAAGCCAAATCCATTGGGTTGGACTAGTATTGGTTACCCTACAGATGAGCAACGTTTGCCTGATTGGTTTAAAGAACTTCCATTTGATGATGCCTTAATGGAAGCTACTATTGTAGACCAAAAGATTGATAACTTATTAAGTGTATTAGATTGGGACTTAGCTAGTGCTACTAATACTGAAAATACATTTCAAAATTTATTTGAGTTCTAATTATGTTGAGTGATCTCGTATTCTTAAAAAATCAGTTAGATAAATTATCTGCGGTACCTGCCAGAGATATTGCTAATCAGTCATTAAATGAAATTACATATCTAGCCGCTAGTCTTAATAAACGACAACAGGATATCAACGATGCGTTTGATATGTTTGAACGCGATTTTAATAATTTAAAAACTCAGTTAGATAAAGATATTAGTGATGCTGAACCACCACTATTTCAAGAAAGTTATAAATCTTATACCGATGTACTTGAATGGGAATTATACGAGGACAGCGCAACAGTCTTAAAGATCCGTACAAATAATCGTATAAGCATGGACCTATACCGTAGTAGAGTAAAGCTATATGCTGATTGGCGTATGCCCGCACTAATTATCAGACCTAGCGCAGGACCTTTTATTGAAGATATGGTAGGGCATGATCCATTATACATTGTGGATTTAAAACATGATTTATTATTACCAGCATTAAGTACTTTTAGTACTCAATATCAAAATCGACTACGCTCTTATACTATTGTCGAAGATTTTGATCGAGAAATTTTAAGTAAAATACCTAATAATCAAATTGGATTGTGCTTGGCCTATGATTATTTGGATTATCGTCCTTTTGAAATGATTCAAAAATATTTAAAAGAAGTTTTCGAAAAGCTCAAACCAGGAGGAACTTTCATTATGACATTTAATGATTGTGACCGAGTTAGTGCTGTTCGATTAGCTGAAAAAAATCATAGATCCTATACCCCTGGTTCATTTATCAAAAATTTAGCCATTAATATAGGATATGAAATTGCGTATTCTTATAATACGTATGAAGCAAGTACTTGGCTAGAGTTGCGTAAGCCAGGCGTTTTAGATTCGATTAAAGGTGGACAACCTTTGGCGAAAATAGTTTCAAAATAGTTGTAAAACCTAAATAAACCTGTTATACTATCAACATTACTTAAAGGAAATATTAAATGCGTGATCATCTTTTAGACTTAGTTTCACATACTTTTGACTTGGGCAGTATTGAACAAGTTCGTGTAGTTGGAACTGACACTGAAACAAATATCTTTGGCAAAGCTGAAGATAATTCGATTGTTGTAGAAGGTAAAACAATCAATCCAGTAGCAGAATTTATTGGTACATTTGGTATGCCAAATTTAGCCAAACTTAAAATTCTTTTGAACTTACAAGAGTACAAAGAAGATGCTACACTTGCTATTAATCGCAGAGCCGACAATGCGCCGGATCAGTTAAACTTTGTGAACAAAGCAGGCGACTTTAAGAATTCATATCGTTTTATGGCAGCCGAAGTTGCTAATGAAAAGATTAAGACTGTTAAGTTCAAAGGTGTTAAATGGAACTTAGAGGTTGAACCAAGCGCAGCGGCTATTCAGCGTTTGAAAATGCAAGCTACAGCTAATAGCGAAGAAAACAATTTCCAAGTTAAAGTAGACGGCGGTGATTTGAAGTTCTTCTTTGGAGATCATTCAACACACGCTGGTAACTTTGTATTCCAACCAGATGTACAAGGTGATCTCAAGCGAGCATGGAGTTGGCCAGTCAAAGCTGTTATTGGCATTCTTGACTTGTATGGCGATAAAGTAATGCGTATTAGTGATGAAGGCGCAATGCAGATTATTGTTGATTCCGGACTTGCTGTTTATTCTTATATTCTACCAGCTCAATCTAAATAATGTTTGACACTAATATTAGAAGTTTAGTTAAGGCGCTATCATGGCGCCTTACTGGTACTATCGACACATTTATTGTTAGTTTTCTTGTTACAGGAGAACTAGTAGTTGCTGGTAGTATCGCTTCTATCGAAGTGTTAACTAAAATATGTTTATTTTGGTTTCATGAAAGAGTTTGGAATAAAATTAAATGGGGCAGACATACTAAGCCAACCGCACATCCAGATGGATTTGATTGGCGTAAGCCTACTGTTCAAATGCTAGGGCGTTGGCAGCCATGGCACGCCGGACATAGAGCATTGTTTGACCGTGCTATTGCTAAAACAGGTCAAGTTTGTATTATGATCCGTGATTGCGAAGGTTGGAATGATTCTAATCCATTTAAAAAAGAAGAAGTAGAAAACTTCATCCATGCGGATTTAAAGGAAAAGTATGAAGGACAGTATATTATTGTATTCGTTCCTAATATTACAAACATTACCTATGGTCGTAATGTTGGTTATAAAATTGAAAACGAAGTATTCGACGAGGATACGCACTCTATTTCAGCGACTGAAATAAGAAAACAAATGGGTCTTAAATAATGGCGCAAGATAATTTAACTGCTAAACAATCCGACTATGCTATCTTTTTGCCAGCATTGTCGGGGTTCTACGGTACTTACATAGGAAAACAACGAGGCAGTCAATATGTTGACCAAGCCCGTATGCCTACTAATATCCAAGATATGGAAATGCTTAATTGGCTTAATAGTCAAAAAGGTTTGTTTACATATAAGTGGAGTTTGTATTCAGCAGGACACGCTAACTTGGATCTTAACAAACAAGACTGGAATGAAGACATGATTCGTAACAGGGATCGTGCTAACACTTTCATTCTAGGCGATTCGGGCGGATTCCAAATTGGTAAAGGTGTGTGGGAAGGTGAATGGCGTGATCCTAACGGCCCGGAAGTAGCCGCTAAAATGGCTGAGGCTATAGCTAAAGGCATAGAACAAGTTCCTGCGTTAAAGCCAGATGGTACACCTAAACATGATAAGAACGGCAACACCAAATATACTAAGATTGACCATGTAAAAGAATATCAAGCTAAATTAGATGCGGCACAGAAAAAGCGTAGCCAAGTATTAGCTTGGATGGACGGTATTATGGACTATGGTATGGTACTTGATATTCCAGCGTGGGTAGAGCGTAGTCCAGCTGGTCGTGCCGCTACCGGTATTGAATCTTATCAGCAGGCCGTCGAAGCAACCAAGTACAATAACGAATATTTTATCAAACACCGCACAGGTGCTTGTAAGTTCTTAAATGTACTACAAGGTGAAAATCACGCACAGGCCGATGACTGGTATGCTCAGATGAAAGACTTCTGCGATCCAAACATTTACGGCAATAAGGCATTTAATGGTTGGGCTATGGGTGGCCAGAATATGTGTGACGTTGACTTAGTATTGCGTAGACTAGTAGCACTGAAGTTCGATGGATTACTACAAGAAGGTAAACAAGATTGGATGCACTTCTTGGGTACAAGTAAACTAGAATGGGCATTATTGTTGACTGATATTCAACGGGCTGTTCGTAAGTATGTTAATCCTGCTTTCACTATTAGTTTTGATTGTGCTAGTCCATTCTTAGCAACCGCTAATGGACAAGTCTACCATCAAATAGATATCGAAGATCGTAAGAAGTGGTGTTATCGTATGAGTGCTATCGTTGACGATAAAAAGTATGCCACAGATACACGCAAATTTAGCGATGCTGTATTACAAGATAAACTAATTCATCACTTCGACGATAGTCCTGTTAGTAATAACTTACAGATTAAAGATATTTGCATATATAAACCAGGCGACAAAAATAAAGTAGGCAAAGAAGGTAAAACAAGTTGGGATTCATTCTCTTACGCATTACTCATGGGACATAATGTTTGGACACACTTAGAATCAGTACAACGAGCTAATCGCGAGTATGATGCGGGCAAATGTCCCAATATGCTTGTAGATGAACGCTTTGATACTGTATACTTTAAGGATGTAGTAGAAGCAATATTTGCTGCTCCGGATCGTGAAACAGCTATTGCTATTATTGATTTGTATGATAAGTTTTGGCAAAGCATTATCGGTACTCGTGGCGCTACTGGTAAGAAAACAGTTAATGCTAGTACTATGTTTAGTAATTTATTTGAAGCAGAGGAACCAGAAGAACACCATATGGATGATTCTGGATTGGATGAAACTAAACTTGACGCACTTGAAAGTGAAGCATGAAAAGTCTTATTGTAGGAATGGGCATTGGGCAGTTATACAAACAAGTATTAACTGAACTTGGTCATGAGATTGTTACAGTCGATCCTGATTTAAGTAAAGACGCCGATTATTATGAATTGGAAGAAGTATTCAAGGATCATGCTTGTTTTGATACTGCTCATATTTGTACTCCTAATTTTACACACGAAGATATTGCTCGTGCTATAGCAAATCATACTCGTATTGTGTTTATCGAGAAGCCAGGACTAGAGTCAGCAGTAGCGTGGTATAATCTTGTAGACGATTATCCTGATACACGCTTCATGATGGTTAAGAATAATCAGTATCGTGAAAATATTGCTACACTAACACAACTAGCACACAAAGCAAAAATCATTAACTTAACTTGGAACAACAATGACCGTGTTCCTAATCCGGGTACATGGTTTACTACTAAGAGTTTAGCATACGGTGGAGTCAGTAGAGATTTACTTCCGCATTTGTTAAGTTTATTCCAATCATTATCTGGATTTAGTTACGACCAAGCAAATATGCTTACAGAATCGGCTGAACGCTTTTGGACATTACCTGAACTTACACAAACAGATTATGGCCGTGTAGATGTTAACGGTATCTATGATGTAGAAGATCAAGTGGAATTAAGTTATGTGGATACACATGGCTGCCATTGGATTATTGAATCTAACTGGCGCACATTAACTGGTGATGACCGTAGTATTTTAATGACATTTGAAGATGGTAGCCATTACTACTTCGAACTTGGATTATGTCCAGAAGATGCATATAAGCGTATGATTAGTACTGCTATAGAAATGAAAGACACACCGGCGTTTTGGGATCTACAACTAGAATTAGATGTATGGATTCACAAAACTATCGAAAACATCGACATTTACGAGTTAGCATGAAAGTAAGATTATTAGCCACTGACGGTAAAGGTTCGTTCAGTGAGCTAGAGTGGGACAAACCAAATAACACCGAAAACGAAATCGAAGTCAAGGCTGTAATGACTGGTGTTTGTCGTTCGGACATTGACATGATGACAGGTGGGTTTGGACCTTTGCCTATTGAAATGAGCGGGCACGAAGGTGTTGGTCGAGTTACCCAAGTAGGTAGCAATGTTTCCGATGTTCAAGTAGGCGACTATGTGGCTACTCGCGGCGAACCTGCTTATGCTGATTACTACAATGTTCGTAAAGATGAATTTGTAGTTATTCCCCAAGCTGATCCTAAATATATTATAGAACCTGTAGCTTGTGGTATCAATTTGATTCGTCAAGCTCAACACGAAATTGACAAGCGCAAAGGTAACATACTAATTCTTGGTAGTGGATTCTTAGCGTGGGTAGCGTATAACACACTTAAGATTGATAAGGTACAAAATGATATTACTGTAGTAGGTCGTAGTAATAAAGACTTATGGGGCGATATTATGGTTCCTACTATCCCAGAAAAGAAATACGAAATTGTTATCGATTTAAGTTCTGGCTCTGCTGTATTTGATGAAGACTTTTTAGCTAACCAAGCCTTAATTATTTTTGGAGCACAAAAGAAAGTAACGACAGACTTTGCCAATTTATTATGGAAAGCCTGTACAATGGTATTCCCTAGTCCTCGTAATCCAGAATTTATTTGGCATATGAAGAAAGCAGTATATTGGATTCAATCTGGACAACTTGATGTTGACAAGTTCTGGACTAAGTGTTATAATCGTAACATAGAGTGGGATCAGGCGTTTGCGGATGGTAAGGACCGTCCAAGCGGCTACAGTAGAGGTTATATCAAGTGGGATTAAACACTGAACAAAGACAAGATGTAGTTTACTTTACAGGCTACGAAGTCGAGCATACTATTGCGTATGGTATGAAAACATTATTTGTAGTCGGTACCCCGCCAGTAAGAGAAATTCTCGAAAAAGCAATCGAAACCGATTGTAAACATATCTATTTCGGCACAAGTCAAAGTTTCAATCCTAAAGAAATATCACAAGCAGAATATAGGCCGTGGGATGAAGTTATTATGCCATTGCTGGAAACTGGGTATTGGGTTACATTAGATTTTGATATTAAACACGCAGAAGGTGTAATTGAATCTGGCTATTGTGAGTATGATAGATTTATACCCATGATTAGTTGTAAATTACCTTACATTAAACAATTTAATTACAATGCTACACTTAAATTAGATGACACAACATGGGGTCATAGTAATCCTGGAGTATGGACACACCAGCTACATGATTTAATGGCCAAAGACAAATATACATACTGGGATCAGTATACTCAAGATGAAGCGATAAAATGAGCAAAATCAAAGTTAAAAAAATTAAAGTTGATTGGCGTGGTGAACAATTACCTACACACATGGGCGGAAGAGCTGGTAGAGCATTTGAAGAAAAAATGAAGACTAGTGGATTTCCTATTAGTAATGGCAAAGGTGCTGACGGCGGACCCGAGTATGATTTAGAAGTAAAAACTCGTGCTACCGAAGCTGTTAGTCCACTTTCAGTTGCTACTATGCGTGAATGTGATATCAGCAATACAGCATTTAAAGATTCGATAGTGTTTGAAAAATTACAACATCAATTAAGAGTTAAGACTAAGGATGGTGTTATTGTTGAAAATGAAGTATATGATCTTTCACAAGCTCATGTATCTGAATTATACGAAGAAGCATATGAAACTGCTAGACAAAATATTATCAATGGTAATATTACGCCGGGCGGCACCGCACCTGGCACAAAATGGGGTTACTTTGAACGCAAGCGTGGCACGAAAGATTCGTGGGTATTTAGAACAGCTAGTGGCGCAATGAAAAAAGTAGAAGCAATGGCTTCATCTACATTTGGATCAATTTTTGATTACGGAAATAAGGAATAATATGTTACCAAGAAAATGGCGACTTGCTATATTAAACTGGCTAGGTGCTGGTTATATGACTGTTGAAAGAGATGACTGCTATCCTACTGAAGTTTGTTTAGACGGTAACGGCCCATCGATTGATGTTAACGGACTATCATTTAATGTAATGCCAGCACAAGGTGGCACTATTGTACAACTCCGCAAGTACGATGATAAAAACAGTCGTAACAATTATTCAACCCATATTATTCCGGATGGGACAGATGTAGCAGAAACAATCGGAAAAATTGTAGCAATGGAACTTTGGAAACATTAAAATGGATCAACAACGACAACAAGCATTATTAGAACAAGCTAATCGTATTAAAGAAAATGCCGAGCGTAAAATTTGGTGTACTTTCCGTAGAGAAGGTATCCATCGTTATCCAGCAGCGGCCACAGATCCTAACTTGTGTACAGCCGGCGAATATGATGTTAGCTTTTTAGCTAGTCCACACAGACATATCTTTCACTTTCGTGTATGGATTGATGTTTGGCATTCGAATAGAGATTTGGAGTTCATACAATTTAAACGCTGGTTAGAAGGACTTTACAGTAAAGATATTTTAGAATTAGATTTTAAGTCATGTGAAATGATAGCAGATGACTTGTATGATCAAATAGCCGCTCGTTATCCAGAACGGGCTGTTTGGATTGAAGTAGCTGAAGATGGTGAGAACGGCTGTCTCATTAAGTATGAACTTTCTCGCCCTAACCTAAGTATTAAATATTAAAGGAAACACAATGGGTAAGCAACAATATAAACCCAGTGCTCGCGCACTATCAGTCCAAGATGACCTTGGTAAGTTTCTAGACTTCTGCGTTGATTACGGATATCGTTTCAACGAAGGAGACTTGTATAACTTTAAGAGCTATGCTTGGCAACAGTACAACAAATTTATTCAAGGCAAAAATGCTAAGAATATGTGGGTTGAAGATGCACGTCGTTTAGGTAGACCAATTTGACCGTTTTTTTAGTCGATCTCGAAAGTGTTTCCACTCGTTATACTTGCGAGTGGAAAACTCACTTACCAACACTTTTACGCAAGGCAGGACACAATGTTCAAATTCTATCTGGGCCTGAGGATATTCCTACAGCCACTACTCCTGGTGCTTTTCTTAATTTTGGTGGCACCAATATATACAAGTCTAGTCAAGTTGAACAAATGGGGCGGCTATTTTGCTCCGGATCAGTACAGCCTGGCGATCACTTCTTGTTTACCGATGCTTGGCATCCTGGTATCATAAACTTAAAGTACATGAGCGAGCTACTGAATATTCCAGTAGTCACACATGGCTTATGGCATGCTGGTAGTTATGACCCACAAGACTTTCTTGGACGCTTAGTCGGAGATAAGCCTTGGGTCAGACACGCTGAAAAGAGTTATTTCTTTTCGTATGATCACAACTACTTTGCTACCAAGTTTCATATTGATATGTTTGCCCGCAATTTGTTTGACATATATGACGATGGCACCAATCCTTATGTAACACAAACAGGGTGGCCAATGGAATATATGGAGTCTGAACTAGCACCGTATAAGAATTTAAAAAAGCGTGACTTAATTTTATTCCCACATAGAATTGCTCCAGAAAAACAAGTTGATATTTTTAAAGACTTAGCATATCATTTGCCACAGTATGAATTTGTTGTTTGTCAAGAACAAGAACTTACTAAGCACGAATATCATACATTGTTAGGCGAAGCTAAGATTGTATTCTCGGCTAACTTACAAGAAACACTTGGCATTAGCTGTTATGAAGGCGCATTACTAGGAGCCATTCCTTTAGTTCCGGATCGTCTAAGTTATACTGAAATGTATTATAATCATTTCAAATATCCTAGTATATGGACTGAAAGTTATGAAGCGTATAATGTTTATCGGCCAGACTTGTGCGGAGTGATTATGGAAGATATGGAATCATATGATGTTCGAATTCCATATATCGAAAAACAAGCCAAGGATCTTTCTGAAAACTTCTTTTCGGCTACAAATCTGTTAAAAAATATTACATAGTAATTGACTTAAACCTAAATAACCTTTATAATAAAAGCATATATGATACTAACAGAACAATTTGAGCGTATAACTTCTAACGAAACTGAGCATACTTTGTTATATGAATCTGACAACTTATACATTGTATGGGTTGCTAAAAAGGATGATCCTAAATTAAAAGGGTTTGTTGATTCAATCGATGAAGAATACTATGCTTGGCGTTCTACACTACATGGCGCTTCTAAAAGAGGTTCTAAACTTGCTAACACAGAAACAGAAGGTGAAGAACTAAGAGGATATATCTATGGCGTTACAACTGACCAAATGGATATGTTTGAAAAAATTGCGCTTATGCCATCGATGAGATATGGCTATAGATTTGAAAAGTTAGACATAAATCAAATGAAAGAACAAGAACAACAAGAAATTATTGACAGATTATCAGAGGAAAACGAATGACATCATTTACAACAGAAGATAGAGAAAAAGCAGAACAACTAGTTAATGAGGCTCCATATCATCCAGGGTACGAAGATGCGGCTATTAACATGAGCGATAAAGATTATAAGGAAGCAAATTTAGCAGATGCTATTCGCTTTAATATGAAGCGCGATAAGAAACGCTTCTGGGCTGGGGATAACATTAGTGAGTATGTAGTCGGGCACAGAGATGAATTAATTGCTAATGCCACTATAGCATTTGAAGGTGTGCTAGACGCATTGCTTATTGATCGCGAAAATGATCCCAATAGTAAAGGCACAGCTAAACGATTAGCTAAAATGTACTTTAATGAAATTATGTCTGGCAGATACGACAAAGCGCCAGATTGTACAGCGTTTCCTAATGATAGCAAGGACAGATATGAAGGTATGTTGGTTGTACGCAGTGAGTTGCGTAGTATGTGTAGTCATCATCATCAGCCTGTCACAGGTGTTGCCTACATTGGTATCATTGCCGCACAAAAACTTATCGGCTTGTCAAAATATACAAGGATTGCACAATGGTGTGCCCGTCGTGGAACTCTTCAGGAAGAATTGTGTAACGACATCGCAAGAGAAATAATGAAAGCAACGGGTAGTAAGGATGTAGGTGTTTATATCGAATGTGAGCATGGCTGTTGCATTAACAGGGGCATTATGGCTCATAGTTCGTTAACACAAACAGCGGTACTACTTGGGGCTTTTAATAGCGATATGGGTACTAAGAAAGAGTTTTACGATAATATTAAACTACAATCAAGAAACGGCAAGTAATCCGAACCCATTGTCTCTCCAAGTTTTTGTTGGATCGATATTTAAGTGATTGATTTTTTTGCTTGCCCTGCCGTTTGTAACAGGGTAAGCATCTAAATCGTTGTAGATAGTGTTTAGTGTCCATTCTGGAATACCTACAACTTTTTGTATTTCTTTTTTGGTTTTGAATATGCCGCTTGGCGTAATGAATTTGTCCTTAAGGACTCGCGGCGGAATGTAATCTCGTGCGGCTCTATTTGCTCTCCAAGTATCGACTCTTTTTTGTTGAGAGAGTGGATCCTTCATTGGATTGTGCTCAGACATATAGTTAGAATATAGCTTTCGTATAGATTCATATTGTCGAGAAGTGAGTTTGTGTCGATCTTGACAATCACTCTTAAGTGTTGCCATAGCCCACCAGGCATGTATCATCTTTTTGTAATGTTTACCAGTTACCATTTTAGTAAGTAGCATATGGCAAATAAGATGTTCACGAGCAGTAAGTAATACTAAGTTCGTCGGATTGTTTGAGCCGGTTAAACTCTTTGGTATAATGTGATGTTCTTCAGTATAACAAGTAAGCACTCTTAGTTGTGCTCGATTGATAATGTTGTAATACCAACGGGTATATTTGTTGTCTATAAATATCATTGCTGATGATCCTTCCTGATCGTTAGAGCCGGTGGATATGTCCAGTATCGCGATCGGCACTTTTATTTAGCCGTTTTAGTTGATTTTATTTTATTAAACCTATATAATAGTTTTATGATTAAACTGGATGTTGTGACAAATGAGAAAAGTTCCACTAAGTCAGCAAAAATGTAAGTATAAAGGTTGCAAACACAAGCGGTTTTTAAGGTTGTGGGCAGTTGGGTATTGCTACGAACACGCTTTTGAAAACTTAAAGAAATCTAAAGAAAGAGTTTATGGATAATATTAAATTACAACAGGACTTCGCACCAAGATGATTGATCAAATTTTACACGAAATTTATATATATTGGATTATGTTTGTTGCATTTATACAATATGTTTTTTCTTAATAATAAAAATATGATCATTGAACTTATAGGAACTTGGTTAATTGTAGGATTTGTTAGTGCTATTGGATGGAATGTCGCGGACGAAACTGTTAATAAACCATATGTTGATCCATACCTTGCTAAAAAGATGGGTACTAACGAAAAGCCAGTAGCTCCTGCCGCTACACCAGAATCTGATAATAAATAGTTTCAACCGGTCTTTTGAGCATCATCCCGGTATACAAATTCTGCTGCCTATGCTATAATCTAACATAGGAGAAATAAATGGCAAACCAAGCAATACAATACAAATACACAAGTACTAAAGAATATCATGACGCATTTCCTTGCGCTTATCGTCAATGGAGAGCTGATAGTCATTGTAATTTAATTCATGGCTATTCATTTAGTATGAAGTTTTATTTTGGTACAAATGATTTAGATGTACGCAACTGGGCAGCCGATTACGGTGGACTTAAAGAATTGAAATCGGTATTAGAGTCACAGTTTGACCATACATTGTTAGTAGCAGAAGATGATCCGGAACTTGACTTTTATAAAGAAATGGAAAAACGCAATCTTGCTAAACTAACCATTCTTCCTAAATTAGGTTGTGAAGGCCTAGCTGATCAACTTTACAAATATGTTAACGGAGTTTACATACCTGATATGTGGGGACAATCCGAAGCTGACCGTTTATGGTGCTATCGTGTTGAAGTTCGTGAAACAATGTCTAACATGGCATATCGCGAAGGACATAGGGAATGGAATGAAGACCTCTTCGCCTAAGATTAACGAAATTTTAGACATTCTTCAAGAGGAATGTGCCGAAGTTATTCAAGCTATTAGCAAGTGCCGCAGATTTGGGATAGAAGGAGAAAATCTCAAATCTGGGCGCACTCAGCGCGAAGAACTGGTACAAGAACTAGGTGATGTTACTTTATTAATTGAATTACTCAAAGCTCACGAACTATTTACTGAGAAAGAACTCCACGACGCTACTTTAAAAAAGTCAGCTAAGTTAGTTACTTGGTCTACAATCTACAAAGATTAAGAAAATTATTAAGTACCTATATTATCCAGTAAATAGTACAAACTGTACAAAGGATAACAATGGCCCAGTCCAAAAACGATTATAAAATAGCGGTAATGCTTCCTACAAGAGGCAGAACTACAGCATTAAAATTAAGTATTATTAGTGTTTTTAACAGAGTACTTGATATTGACGGGGTCCAATTATTATTAGCATTTGATAATGATGATGAAGTTGGATTAAAATATTTTTCCGAATCAATCCAGCCTTGGATGGAACAAAAAGGAATTCATTATACTGTAATGGTATTTGAACCAATGGGTTATGTTGGATTAAATCGTTACTATAATGGCTTAGCCGCACAAGCATCAGCTGATTGGTTGTTTGTTTGGAATGACGATGCTTTGATGGAAACTACAGGTTGGGATAAAATTATCACTGACCATACTGGCGAATTTAAACTACTTAAAATTCATGTTCATCGCGAACATCCATATTCTATTTTCCCTATTGTTCCTAAAGAATGGTATGACTTATTTGGATTTTTCTCACGCCATCAAATGATTGATGCTGAGTTAAGTCAAATTGCTTATATGCTTGACATTATGGAAATTGTAGAAATTTATGCTACACACGACAGACATGACTTAACTGGTAGCAACGCAGACCTTACATTTAAAAATCGTGAAATATTAGAAGGCAATCCTTCTAGTCCAAAAGACTTCCATCATCCTTCATACGGCAATGGCAGATTGGTTGACGCTGAAAAGATTGCTTCCTATCTAGTATCAAAAGGCAAAGATCTTTCATTTTGGCAAAATGTAAAATTAGGCCAACAAGATCCTTGGGAAAAACTTAAAAAGAATGACATCAATAAACAAATGGTACAAACTCCGGTACAAAGATAATGAGCAAAATAACTGAAAGCACCCACTTAGATCGCTGTTTAATTACAGGCGAATTTGTTACAAAAATTTTAGACTTTGGGCAACACGCTTACGCTGATACATTTATCGCCGAAGATCAGCTTCATATGTCTGAACCAGTATTTCCACTACAGCTACATTTAAATCCTAGCTCTGGACAAATCCAATTAGGATATGTTAGTGACGCAGAGGATCGTTATAACTTATACAGTTATAGTTATACATCTTCAAATTCAAAAACTGCTAGAGACCACTGGGACGAATATGCTTCTACTATCAAAGGCAAATACAATACAAAAGGTTTAGTTGTAGAGATTGGCAGTAACGATGCTTACTTGATTAAACAATTTCAAGATACTGATACTAAAGTTCTCGGTATTGATTCTTCACAAACTATGTGTGACATTGCTAAGGAAAAAGGTGTTGATTCGTTAGCCGCTTTGTTCAATATTGATACAGCCGTAGAAGTTGCCGAGGAGCATGGTAAGGCTTCTGTAATTATAGCTAACAATGTATTCAATCATGCCAATGATCCTGTTAACTTTGCTTCAGGAGTTTCACAGCTATTAGATAAAGATGGTATATTTGTATTTGAGTTACCGTATTGGGCAAGCATGATAGAAAGTGGGCGTTTCGTAGATATGGTTTATCATGAGCATATTTCTTACTTTACTATTAAAAGTGCGTGGAACTTGTTACAACAAGTTGGCTTAGATATTGTAGACTTCGATGTAGTTGATTATCATGGCGGCAGTATTAGAGTTATTACTAAACATACTACTAACAACGGAATGCCATTCTTGGTTCGCGGTGCTATTGAAAACGAAACTGCTATGGGTTTGTTTGATACTACTTTCTATACCAAATTACAAGACAAGTTTGAAAAACAACGCAATGCGTGGTTACTTAACTTTTATCAAATTTTAGCAGACGAACCTGATGCTGTTATTATTGGAGTAGGTGCGGCGGCCAAAGCTAACACTTGGTTAAACTGGCACAAATTAGATAAAACAGTATTAAACTGTATTACAGATGCTAGTCAATTTAAACAAGGCAAATACACCCCATTAACTCGTATTCCTATTCGTAGCGATGACGAGTTTGCTAAACACGAAAAACCATACGCATTAGTACTAAGCTGGAATATCGGAGAGCCACTAAAGAAAGCTCTATTAAGCATCAACCCTAACACAAGGTTTATATCACAATGAGACATTACAACATTTATAACAATACAGAAGAAGGTTTAGGCAAACACGCAGACGACCGTGGTTCGATTACCGATATTTTTTACAAAGCAAATATGAATCATGCTTGTATTATTACTAACGCTCCTGGTGCTATTCGTGCTAATCATTATCACAAACTTACTACGCAGTATACCTATGTGTTAGCTGGTACTTTACACTATTACTCTAAACCGGCTGATAGTGATGAGCCAGCCGTTGGAATCACTGCCGGTCCCGGGGATATGGTTATTAGCGAACCTAATGAGATCCACGGTATGGAAGCTGGTAGCGATGGCTGTGTGTTTATTGCTTTTGCTGAAGGCCCACGCGGTGGCGAAGATTACGAGAATGATACATTCCGTGTAGATTCTATTTTACCAAAACATGATTAAACGAGCAGTTATATTTGGATCTAATGGCGGCATCGGTCAAGCTACCTGTGAAGCCTTCACTCGAGCCGGCTATATTGTCAAACCTATTAGCAAAAATCAAGTAAATTTTGTTTATTTAGATAGCGATATTAAAATACAAGAAATGTTATCAAGTAATGATCCAGATGTTATTGTAAATTGTGTAGGTCATTTCGATAAAACTAATAACGAAACACATTCAAATACATTTGATATAAACATTGGATCGAATTGGTCCATTATTCGTCATTACATTAGTAACGGTACTAAGAAACCTGTAAAGATTATTATGGTTGGATCTAGTGCGTATAAGTCAGGACGCAAAGACTACATTTTATACGCCGCCAGTAAAGCAGCACTATATAATGTATGGCAAGGTGCCTGTGAGTATTTTAAAGGCAGTGAAGTTACATTAGGATTAATTAATCCAGTACGCACACGCACTAAAATGATAGATATGAAAACTTCGGCTATTTGTTTAGAACCCGAAGATGTGGCACAAGAAATATTAAGCATGGCGTCAGCTCAGAGTAATCAACTAGTTGATATGAAATATCCAGAGGAGAATTGAATGAAGATTGGTTTAATAGGAAAAGGCACAGTAGGCAAAGCAGTTTATGAAGGATTAAATCATTTGGGTCACCAAATGAGTTTCTTTGATCCAGCATATGAAGGATCAACACTTAACGATGTATTAGATACAGAATGTGTATTCATTTGTGTTCCTACTAACCAAGCACCAAACGGTGATTGTGATACAAGCATTGTTGAAAGTGTAATGGCCGAATTAAACCAAGCAGGCTACAAAGGTTTAGTAGGACTTAAAAGTACTTGTGTTCCTGGTACTTGCGATAAGCTATCTGCCCAATACCCTAACTTGCGTATTTGCTCCGTTCCAGAATTTCTTCGTGCTAAAACAGCATTAGCTGATTTTATGTACAATCATGATTTATTAGTAATTGGCAGTAATCGCGAAGAAGATTATATTATTGTTAAAGCTATCCATGGTAACTTGCCACAAAATGTTGCTTGTGTTAAGCCAGCAGAAGCAGAAGTTAGCAAATACTTCAACAATGTAAATCATTCTGTACAAATTATTTTTGCTAATATTGCTTATGAAGTATGTAAAGCATTAGGCGCAGATTATAATAATGTTTACAATGCTATTACCAAGCGTGATTGTATTAATCCAGCATATTTGATGTGTAATGAAAACTTGCGTGGCTTTGGCGGACATTGTTTACCAAAGGATACAAGTGCGTGGGCTAATTTAGTTAAGAACTTAGGACTTGACTTCGCTATGATTGAAGCAACTATTAAAGATAATGAGAAAATTGTAAATGGCTAAAATTTTAATTACAGGCGCTAGCGGATTGCTAGGCACAGAATTTTGTAAACAACTTAAAGCCGCTGGCAATGAAGTATGGGCACTAGATAATCATAGTCGTAGTTCAAGTATTCCTGATTGTGATAAGTTTGTTGCCGCTGACTTAAATAACACAGTATTGTTTGATGAATTATTGCCAACTGATTTTGATTACATTTATCACTATGGTGCTATTAACGGTACAACTAACTTTTACAAAATGCCTAACAAAGTGTTGGAAAATAACTTTGTTTGCGATTTAAACATTTTTAATTTTGCCCGTAAATGTACTAATCTTAAGAGCTTAGTATATGCTTCAAGTAGTGAAATTGTAGCAGATGATCCTACAAGTCCAGTACCGGAAAACTCAGATGTGTTTATTAAAGATATACACAATGCTCGCTGGAGTTATCGTTTAGCTAAAATTACTAGTGAAAACTATTTGGCTAACTCAGACTTACCATATGTTATGATTCGTTACTTTAATGTATATGGCGAAAACAGTAAGCAAGGACACTTTTTAGGTGACCAAATTAACAAGATTAAAAACGGTATCTTTTCAGTTATTGGCGCACAAGAAACTCGTAGCTTCTGTCATGTATCAGATGCTATCCGTGCTAGTATCTATGTTGCCGAAAACACTACTCGTGAATTGGTTAATGTGGGCAATGACCGCGAGATTTCAATTGGTGATGCTGTTAAAGTTATTGCTACCGAATTAGGTCATCCAGACGCAGTATTTGAACAGTTACCGAGTATGCCAGGTTCTGTTGCTAGTCGTCGTCCTGATATTACTAAACTTCGTTCGATTATGCCTGACTATAATCCAATGTCGTTTGAAGAAGGTATTCGCCAAATTTTATCGTAATAGCTTGACGACCTAAATACAAGTGTGTATAATACTTGTATGGACCATACTAATTTAACTTACAAAGACGTAGAATGTTTAACTCAAGACATTCTACGTCAAATTACGAAAGACGGCTGGAAACCCGATTATGTCGTAGGACTTACTCGTGGCGGGTTACTTCCAGCTGTTCTTATATCCCAATATCTAGACGTGCCAATGCAAACACTTAAAGTATCATTACGGGATGATCAAGATTGTGTAAGTGATTGCGGAATGGCAAGTGATGCCTTTGGGTATGTCAACTTAGAAATCCGCAAAGATCACGAATCATATTCTAAGAAAAAGCTACGCAAAAATATTCTTATCGTTGATGATATTAATGATACAGGTGCTACTCTAAACTGGATTAAACAAGATTGGCAATCAAGTTGCTTACCGCAGGCTACAGAAGTTTGGGAACAAGTTTGGGGCAACAATGTACGAGTAGCAGTACTAATCGATAACTTACCAAGTAAGAGTGAATTAACTA